ATTTCTTTATATGTTAATCTTTTATTGGCATAACAATCTATATCAATCCATACTAACCAACCTGCATCTTTATTATTATCTGTTAATGTAAATGCATAGTCTGTTAATGCAAACATTTTATGACACCATTTAATAGCATCAAGCTTTGCATTGTAAGGTATCTGTCCATCTTCAGTACCATTATGTTTAGCATTATCTTCTTTAAATTTTTTATATTTTTTATTGTCTTCAAGATTAGAATACTCAATAGCTTTATCTAATGAATATTTATCAGCAGGAAAGTTATGATAGTAAGCTTTTATTTTTAAAGTAGGTTCCCAATTTTCCTGTATAGATTTTAAAAATATAGTACCAAATCTATTGTATAAATCTTCATTAAAAGAAGTAACAAAATTTATTTTCATATCATATAATCCTTATTAGCATCTAGTATACCTTGCATCTGTAACCATCTTGCATCATTACTCCACTCTATAGCATACTGTGTATCTTTATCTCTTTTAGAACCCCAATCTTTAAACCAAGGACCACCTGTTGTAAAGTGTACATTCTTAGCATCTATATCTGTAGAGGAATGATTGTCTAACCAATTCCATTCTTCTGGTATAGTACCTATATCAGCTTCTTTATCTGGTAACCATTGAAATGTATGTAACCATCTACCTGATTTAGTATTAACTTCTTGTGGTGTAAGCTTTTGATTGACTTCATGCCCACAATTAAACATAATTAAACTAGACCAATTCTTTCTAGGATAAGGATGTTGTTCTTTACCATCCATTTTAATTCCTTTTTCTGGTTCATACTTATGTTTAACACACCATAAAGGATAGTAATTATTTCTACACATTTCAAATAATTCATTTATATCTGCTCTAATATACATATCAGAATCCATGTATAAAGCTAATCCTTCATACATATTTAAAGCAGGAATTAAAAACCTACTAAAACTAAACTGTGTAGAAAAAGGTTTACCATCTATCTCATCATAATCTTGTGTTCCTATTGTATTATGTTTTCTAGTATAGATACCTATCTTAGTAAGTATATCTCTTCTTAAAGGTATAACACGCACAGCTTTAGTAGCTATTCTTTCTAATGAAAACTTTAATATTTCATATGCAGTATGTTCTTTAGGGTCATATCCTACGTAAACTGTGTTTACCATTTGTTTCTTTAATAACATTAACTATCCTTAAAATTTATATTCGTGGTCAATAAACCAAGTACCTGCTTCTACTCCACGACCTGTTCTTTTTCTTTCATAAGCAAACTTTAATTTACTTTGATAAAACTTTTTTGTAGCATAAGCTCTAAACTTTGAACCATCATGTTCATTATCTAAATCATGATAGTATCTATAACCTAGTGAATCCAAAATATTATCTCCTGAATAACTAACAGTAGTAAAAAAAAATAATAATACTAATAACTTTTTCATATATTCCTCAAAAAAAATGGGGGTATATTTCAACCCCCTGTTTATATAACAACTTAATTAATCTTTATCTTCTTAGGTTTTTGTTCTTCAGGTACAATCTGTTTAAGAGTTATTCTTAATATACCTTCGCTGAATGTAACGTCTTCAACGTGTAACGTATCGTGTAGAACAAAGTCCCTAGTAAAAGACCTCTTAGCAATACCCTTATGTAAGTATTCACTTTCTTCTGCTCTTACATAATCACCTTCTATAGTTAAATGATTTTCTTTTACAACTATATTCAAATCATCTTTCTTAAATCCTGATAGAGCAAACTCAATCAGAAAAGTTTCTTCATCTTCTTTTATAATATCATAAGGTGGATAGTTTGTATCTGTTCCTCTTATGTTATTCATTACATCAAACAATCTATCAAAACCAATAGCTTGTCTTGAGAATGTATCTACTTCAAAATTAACCATGTTTATCTCCTTGTTAAGCAAGTTAAAAACGAGTCCATTTCTGGCACTCATGATGTAATTATACACTACCTATTTTAAAAAGTCAAGAACTTTTTATATATTTAATAAACCAAATGTATTTAATATAGCCATGACTATTACATATAAACACCAAAGCCCTACACAGATAGCCATACCATTAACTATCCAAGTACCTATTATATTTATTATTTTATTCATTTAGATAATCTTCCTAATCTATGAAACAAATTTAATAAATCTGTTTGTTTCTTTTTGTCAAGATAGGGACCATTATTAAGATAATATTTTATTATATTTTTAATAGTAACAATATCTTGTATTGCTATGACAGGTTTATTTGTTTTCATTTATATATCTACTAACTCACAAGACCCAGATGTACAAGCTAATTCCTGTGAACCTCTTGTATTATCTTCTGTCTCAAACTTTTGTAGTAAAGACCAATCAATATCTTTAGGCATCTTAGATTCTAATTCTTTATATTTCATCTCATCTATATCTTGATAGGGTGCTTGCTGATATGTATGGTCAGAAAAAGGTAAGAATGATATACCAGATAGTGTATCAAAATTATCCCAACACCAGTTGCCTACGTTAATCCATTCATGTTCTTTGACAGATATAGTTACTGATGGTTTATGTTCACACCAATGTTGTGCATAACACTTCCATATCTCTAACTGTTCTATAGCAGTCATTGTATATCTAAAGATAGCACTAGAGTCTGACTTCATAGGAAAAGAAAACACAGAGTTATTTGGTTGCATAACATCATCTTCACTAGGTATACCTTGCTCAATCATAAACTGTGTTAATGGGTCTTTCTTATCTCCTCTTACTGTTCTAATATAATATGGATTATGTCTAGCATGAATACCACTAGCAGAGTCAACTAATTGACTAACTGTACCAGAAGGTTTGACACAAGTAATAGCTGTTGATTGTGGTATCCCTAACTTCTTTGACCACTCTTCATTTGTTATTACAGCTTTATGTCTCATCTTACCTAATACATCTGGCAATGCAGTTCTCATTCTAGATAATAAACTATTGTCCATAATACCTGTAAGAGATACACCAAGTAATCTTTCTTCTTCTGTATTAGTTTGCCATCTCTTACGTAGATAACCAAAGTCTGTAAGTGTAGCTTGTATCGTACCTAATATAGTAGCCACTTCTATCTTACTATGTAATGTTTCTTCTGTATCTGTAGGTCTTACAACCACTTCTGTAAGATTACAGAATTGATTAGGTCTTAATATAATTTCACTACAAGGATTAGTACCAAAGTCCCAATCACTATTACGTCTACCATTTTCTTTAGCTTTTTCTTGTGCAGATTTTCTATTAAAGATACCACGTTCACCAGATTTACTTTCATATAATGCTAACCATTCTTTCATAAAGATACCTGCATCAGGTTTTTCTGTATAAGCTACTGAGTTATTAGCTAATGCTCTTTCTGGATTAGTCTCCCACCATGCACCAGACTTGGCAACTCTTAATCTCTGGTCTGATAAATTAGACAGAGATATAAGAGCTGACCTACGCACACCACCTACAACTACAACCTCACCTGTTTTACAAACTATATCATGGCACTCCATAGAAGATAATTTTCTACCTTTAGCATTTTTAAATTTCTCAATAGTAAAATCAAATAGATTAACTAAAGGTTGAGGACCACTAGCCCTACCACCAAATGTTTTTAATCTATCTCCTGCAGGTCTTACTTTACTTACATTTATTTTAGGTACTCTACAGGTATAAAGAAAAGATATTAAATCTTTAAATGCTCTTGCCCATCCTTCTTTAGAATCAGCAACAGATATAACATCTTCTGTATTTTCAAATTCTCTATCTGGTATAGTAGGTAGCTTATCTACATACTGTCTCTCAACAGAAAAGCCTACACCTGTACCATTCATTAGTATATATAATACTTCATCAAAAGATTTAGGTGTATCAATAGGTATATAAGAACAATTATATCCTGATATGTTTTCTCTTTCTAATGCACCACCTGCTGTCATTAATGCTCTCATAGAAGGCATAACATTTAATCCTATTATATTATCTTCTATTCTTCTCCATACTTCACTATCCAATTTAACACCTAGATTTTTATCTAAATGTATTTGAAAGAAGTTAGTTAATCTTGTTACTGTTTCTATCCATGTTTCTCTTCTACCTTCATCAGGTAGCCAACGTGCATATCTAGACGCATGAATAAATGTTTGATATTCTGTTGGTAAATAGTTATTCCCTGCCATAATCTTTCTCCAATATTAGTTCACAATAATGTATTACTTTCTCAATATCTCTAGCACCTTCTCCTTTTCTTCTATGCCTTGTAATATATTTTACTACATTACCCTCAAGAAATGTAAGATTATTTTCTACAATATAA